CCCGGCCACCCTCGCCGCCACCATCTCCATCTCGACCCTGTTGAGCGTCCTGCCGCCGGCCTCGTAGTGCCACTTCTCGTCGTCCAGAGCCTGTCTCCTGAGCCTCAGCCAGAACCCCGGCAGCGTCACGATCCACCGATCCGCCCCGAGGTGCTGCTCCTTCTTCACCGCCGCCCTGTTCGCCTGACGACCCATGACCGCCCCCTACATGACAATCGAGTCAAACGTCGGACCCGCCGCCCCGCCGTACACGCCGTGCCTGGTGGCCGCCGCGAAGCTGGAGCTGGTGAAGTTCATGCCGGCCCCCATCAGGGTTCCCGTCACCGAGATCGAGCTGCCGCTCAGCGTCACGATGATCGTCCCGGTCCCGCCCGTCACGGCGACCGTGGCCCGCTGGTTCGCCACACCGTTGACCACCTCCATCAGCTTCGCCGTCGTGCCGGCGATCTGCGCCCTCCAGTAGTTGCTCGCGTCCTGCCAGCGGAACACCAGGCCGCCAGCGTTCGTCGCGTGGCTCGTCATCGTCAGGGTGATCGTCCCGTCCGCCAGGCGGCTCTCGCTGACGGCCCTCGGCTCGCTGCCGGCGACCGTGAGCTGCCCCGACCCGTTCGTGGTCACGGTGCCAGAGCCGATCTCCCACGGCCCGCCGACCACCGGGGTCCGCCCCGCGATGCTGCCGGCGGACCCGGAGAAGTTGTCGTTGAGGCCGGGCGAACTCTGCACGCCCGACTTGCGGCGCGGCAACATGCCCCGCGAGTCGTTCGGCACCTTCCCGGCCTGGTCGCCGTCGAACTTCGTGAATGGCCTCGGCACGGCTCACCTCATGAACGTGACGTTGACCTTGGCCGTCGCCGCCTGCTCGATGACCTTGTAGCTCGACAGGTCGCCGGTCAGGATGACGCTGTCCCCGGCGGCCAGCGTCGCGCCGACCGCGGCGGTCGGGTCCGTCCCGTCGTCGCGGTAGCGGATGCCCTGGCTCTCGGCCTGCACCAGGGCGCTCGTGGCGTCCTCGGGCGGGGCGTTATCCTGCCACGTCACCGTCAGCGTGCAGCCGGCCCCGGACCCGTTGGTGGTCGTCGCCACCGCGTTGCCCGGCTTCGCCGTGTAGCCGCCGCTCCGGTTCAGGAACAGCCTGGCGATCCTGACCGCGCCGTTCGGGTTCACGTCGTGGACCTGGAAGATCGCGGCCCTCGCCAGGTTGGTCCCGCCGGACAGGGTGAGCTGGTCGCCCACCTTGTACCCCGTCCCCCCGGCGGCCACCACGGCGCTCACGGCGCGGCTGATGCCGCTGCACAGGGCCGTCGCCGCGCCGATCCCGGTTAGCTGCCTGTGCAGCACGTTCACCACACCCATCACGCACCCCCTTCGACCGGCCTGTAAACGTCCTTCGTGGACACGTTCGGGTCGGCGTCCCGTCCGCCCGCCTCTTGCTTCTGGGCCAGCTTCTCGCGCCTCTCGCGGCACCACTTCTCGACCTGAAGCAGCAGCTCGGGCGTGCTGCACCTGCCGATCCACTTGTCGATCTCACTCAGAAGCACGTCCGTCTCCTTCAAAGAAAACGCCCTCGGGGCGGCGGCGTAGGACACCGACCCCGAGGGCTGCGGAGGGCACGCTCGTGTTCGCTCAGACGCTCTCGGGCTTCCCCTCGGTCAGCTCCAGCGGGAGCGGCGGCGCGGGGGGCAGGTCGGCCCCCTCGTCCTTCGCGGCCTCGGCGGCGGCGACTTCCGCCTTGGGCGGCTTGCGAAGCTCGCGGACGTTCTCCAGGGTGAGCGGCTGCGGCGGCGGCACGTCCAGCGGCGCGCCGAGCTGGCCCAGGCGCTCGTTGACCGCGTCCTTCAGCCCGCGGAGGTAGGCCACGTTGGTGCATTCCCGCACCCAGCCGGCGATCTCGTTCGGGTCCACTGCCATCGTCTTCGTCTCCTCGTCAGTTCGGCTTCGCCAGGGCCGCCGAGATGATCGCCGCGACGACCGAGCTGAGCAGCCCCAGCAGTCCCGACGCCACGGCCACCCAGATCGCCCAGCGGTTGCCCTTCAGCTTCTCGTTCTCCGCACGCAGGTCCGCGACCTGCTGCTCCAGCACGGCGATCCGCGTCGGGAGCGGACCCTTCGGGTCGTCCTTCAGCATCTCGCTCAGCCCGTCAACCTTCTGGGCCAGCGTGCCCAGCACCTGCGCCTGGTTCAACCTCAGCTCCGTGATCTCCTTCCCCTGAGCCTGGAGCTGGCCCCTGATCTCCGTCATCATCGCCAGGAGTCCTTCCAACCCCTGAGCGGTCAGCGCCGCCACGTTGCCCGCTGGCATGGTCAGTCCCCCTGTCGTTGGGGTGAGCCAGCAGCCTCAAGCGCTGGATCACCTCGGTGACAACCTCGACCGGCCCGCCCGTCATCGCGCGAACCCCTTTCACTTGGTCCGCGGTCCGGCCCCTCCAGAGCCTCCGCACGCGACACACCGGAGCTTCTTCTCGCCGCCGGCTGTCTTGACCTTCAGCACACCCTGCCCCTTGCACCGGGGGCAGGTCGGCTGTCCGTGAGTCACCTTCATGGCGTCCCTCTCGTGTGTGTCCCTCCCCAGCCCGAGGGGCCGGGGAGGGAGGCGTAACGACCGCTTCGGGACGGTCGTGCTACCCTGTCTCAGCTCTCTTCCAGCGACTGCTCAAAGCGGCTCTGCCGGATCTCCTCCAGCCGCTCCGCGTCCTCCAGCCACTTCACCGCCCGCGAGCTGGAGTTGTAGTTCTCCACGGCGATCTTGCCGGGCAGCGACCGGATGGTCTTCATGTCGGGCAGGTCGCCCTTCACCACCGCGGCCTGGCCGTTGTCCACCAGCCGGCGCATCCAGTACAGCCAGCTCTTGATCTCGCTGTCGCTCAGCCCCTCCTGGACCACGTCCTTCTCGGGGCCGTAGACCTGGCGGAACGCCTCCTTCAGCACCGCCTGGATCTTCTTCACCAGCTCGGCGTTCCGAGGCTCGTTCAGCGGGTCCAGGATCTTCGACAGCTTCCTGGCGCAGTCCACCCCGACATGCAGGCCGGGGATGTCCGGCAGCGGCTGCATCACCTGGGCCATCGTCTGCCCCAGCGTGTTCACCCGCGCCCACCGGCCCCGCAGCAGAACCTTCGTGATGGGCCACATCACGTTGCTGTTCCGCTCGTCCGCGATCTCGACCAGGATCTCGCCCAGCCGTCGCGCGTCCTGGACGGGCGCAGCAGGGGCCTTCGTTTCCGCCATCGCATGTTCCTCCGAGAGAAGTCAAACGTTTGACCCGCACGGCCCGCCCATTCAGGTCAGGGGTCCACACCCCATCAGCTTAGCAGCTCGGGCCGGCAGGGTCAAAGCATTTCACTTCAATCAGCGCTTGGCGTAGCCCCACTGCACCGCGTCCACGGTGCCGGCGTTGGTGGCGTTGTCGCTGTCGAAGATGATCGGCTCGCCGGGGGCGCTGGCCCGGACGATGCTGACGTGCTGGCCCGCCAGCACCGGGAGCTGGAACGTCGAGCCGGTGGTCAGCGTCACCTGGTTCTGGTTGTGCATCGTGTCGCCGGCCACGCCGTAGCAGACGACCTTCGCGCCCTTCTTCGCCGTGCGGCCCGTGGGGATGGCCGTGTTGAGGGTGGCCGTCAGCGTGCCGGCGGACCACGCCGAGATGGTGCTGACGTGCCAGTCGCCGTTGTCCAGGCGGACGGCGAACACGTCGAGGTTGGCCGGGGCGTTGCCGGCCCCGTCCGTCACGGCGGCGTCCAGCACCAGGGCGGTGCCGGCGGCGGCCAGGTCGCTCGCGACCTTGGCTCGGGAAGCGCCCCGCATGAACGTGCCGGTGTGCGTCGTCGCGCCGGGCGTGTAGCGGAAGTTGAGGATGTGGGTGAACAGGTCGCCGCCGTAGCCGCCGCAGGCGATCTGGATGCGGGTGTTCGCGGCTGCGGTCAGTTTCGTCTTGCCGTCGCCGCCGAGGAAGGTGATCATTCTCGTCTCTCCCTTGCTTGGGTCTGTCGGGACCGTGCCGGGGGAACGCCCCCTCGGCTACGACTGGAGGAGCGGGCCGTGGGCGCTCGGCCCGCTCTCCTTCAAGCCTGTCGTCAGGGCCGCCCCGTCAGGCCGGGGCCACGCCTACGGTCAGCTCTGGGCGTCCGTCATCACCGCGAACGCGCCGCCCAGCTCGGGCTGGCCGCCGAACCGCATGCGCATCACGATGAGCTTCAGGTTGCCTGTCGCCGCAGGTACTCCACGGCTGACAGCAGAGTCGCTTCGTCGTCCTTCGCACAACGAAGCAGGTTGTTGCAGGCGTTGCACAGTAACCCCCTTATCTTTCCCGACGTGTGGCAGTGATCCACCGCCAGGCTTCGCACCTTTCCTCTCAACAGCGCCGTCTCTGGCTCATTGCAGATCAGGCACACGCCGCCTTGACTGCGGAACATCCTGTCATAGTCCGCCACGTCAATCCCATACGTCCGCCGTAGGTGGTACTTCTGGAGGTTCGTCTTTCCGTACCCGGCATCACGTTGAAGCGTCCTGACGGTAGCACGCTTCTTGACTTCCCTGCCACGATCCGTCTGACTGTATCCCTGCATATACTCCGACTTGCAGGTGCGGCAGATCGTGTCGTAGCCGCTCTTGCGCCTCCTGTTGACGCTGAACGCCTCCAGGGGCCACTCGTTCTTGCACTTCCGGCACTTTTGCGTAGAGTGAACTTCAGCCACGCTTGTCTCCTTACGCGAGACAGGTTGAGGTGAGGAGCCTGCCGGCGATACCAGCGCTGACAGGCTCCGTCTATTTTATCTCAAGCCTGGGCATCCGTCATCACGGCAAAAGCACCACCGAGTTCAGGTTGCCCACCGAAACGCATACGCATGACGATGAGCTTGAGATTTCTGATCGACAGGTAGTTGCCCGCCGTCTCGATGCGGACGTTGAGGCCGAGCCGCCGGTACATCCGGTAGCGCTTCCAGTTGCCGAAGCAGACCTTGTTGTTCGGCACGTCCACCTGGATCTTGTACGGGTGGTCCAGCAGGGTGTAGTCCCCGTGGGTCATCCCGAACACGCGGCGCTCGTCGGTCGGGCCGACCGGGATCGCCCGCGCCCGGCGGTAGCTCACCTCGTTCCCGAGGAAGGCGTTCTGCGCGCCCGGCTCCTTGCGGAACGCCTTGACGACGCCGAACATCAGGCCCTCGTAGTCGCCGACCGTGGGCGGGCCGGCGGTGCTGTTGTCGGAGGCCACCGCCGTCATCGCCGACGCGGTGAACACGCCGGTCGGCTCCGTCGTGCCGTCGCCGACCGCCGGCACGCGGTCCAGCCACTCCATCGACTTCATGCCGAACCGCTCGACCACGATGCCGCCGATGTCGTTCGGGCTGTCCTCCTCAAAGTCCATGCCGATCTCCATCGCCGCGACGGCGTTGAAGATCGTGGTGTCGAACGCCGCGATGAATGACGTGGTGGTGAACGGCGTGATGGCCGTGCCCTCGGCGGTGCCCGACGTGAACGTCGGGTTGCCCATCGAGAACCCTTCCATCCGGCGGCCCCGCGTGATGTTCACGACGTTCAGCATCGGGAACAGCTCGCCGAACAGCACCGGCGTCAGGATCACCGCGTCGTCGAACACGATGGGGGTCGCCTCCAGGCCGCCCGACGTGGCGTCGTCGAGCAGGGCCTTGCGCTCCATCTCGTTCAGCTTGCGGTTGTGGACCTTCCACGCGCCGTCCTCGCTGCCCTGGCCCCGGATCAGGCCGGTCCACTCGCACTCGTGCAGGGCGTACTGCACCAGCTCGCGGTCGTGGTCCGTCATCCGCAGGCCGCGCGGGATGTCGCGGGCCTCGTGCTGGCAGTCGAGCGCGAACTTGAAGTACGCGCCGGACACGGCCTTGTCCAGCTCCGAGGGGTGGCTCAGGAGCCGCCCGTCGTACTGAGCCGGCTGGCCCGCGTGCGGGTGCCAGCTACCCTTGCCCATCAGGCCCGTGCGCTGCGGGCAGATGGCCTTGGTCCGCTCCTTGCTGTAGCGCTCGGCGGCGCTCTTGACCCGCACGTCGTCCTTGCGGAGGTACGGGGCCGCCTTGTTCAGCAGCGCGACCGGGCTGCCGCCGCCGTCGCCGTCGCCGCCCTTCACCTCGATGCCGAGGCTGGCGAGCCGCTTGGACAGCAGGCGGTCCACCGCCTTGTCCATCTCGCTCGGCTCGTCCTTCTTGGACTTGCCGCCCTTCTTCTTGTCGGCCACCTTACCCCCCTTCTTGCCGCCCTTGTCGGCGGGCTTCTTGGCCGGCTCCTTCTTCTTGCCGCCGCCCGTGGCCGCCTTCACGGCGCTGTCCACGAGCCGCTTGAGCAGCCCGCCCACGCCCCCGTTCCCGCCGCCGGACCCCCCGGACGACTTCGTCTTCGTCAGCTCCTCCAGCTTCGCCTGGGTGAGCTTCTTCGTCTTCAGCGCGGCGTTGACGGCATTGCGGAACGCGTCGTCCGAAGCGCCGGCCTTGACGCCGAGGTGCGCGATGGCGTAAGCCTTCAGCGCCGTCGTCAGCTTGTACATCGGTCATCTCCCTTCGTGAGAACCGGCCCCACGCGGGCCGGCGCTTTACCCCTGATCCCGGCGTCAGGCGACCTTCGCCTCTCCGCCCTCGTCCACGGCCTTCTGGTCGGCCTCGATCTTCTCCTTGACCTGCACCGCGCCCTGGCCGAGGAGGGCGGTGAGCTTCGCCAGCATCGCCTGCATCCCGTCGATGATCGGCTGCTGGGCCGCCAGGCTGGCCTCGACGCACTCCTTCACGAGATCCTGGCGGGTCAGCGTGCCGCGCTTCGCACGCACGCTCTCCTCCGTCGCCTTCTGGAGGGCGGCGGCGGCGGGGGACAGCTCCTGCCCCTCGGTCTGGACCGGCACGTTCGGCAGGAACACCGCCTCCGCGCCCTCCGGGATGCCTTCCAGCTCGGGCGGGAGGGTGAAGGCCGCGACCGGGTCCGTCCACGCGCCGTCCGTCTGGAAGTCCGCGGACCAGCCGACCACCTCGCCCGTGTCCAGGTCCACGTCGTGCTTGAAGCCCTCGATGGCGCTCGGCACGGACCAGAACTGAGTCGCGTTGATGTACAGCTTCAGCGTCACCAGCGTGCCCGGCGCGACCACGCTCGTCGCGGGGATCGCGGGATCCCACTTGCCCTCGATGGAACCGGCACCGTCCCGGACGCCGACGACGGCCTTCTTGTAGCCGCCCGTCTTGTTGCTGGCGTACTTCGGGATGTTCGCCTTGGGGTTGAACGACCACTTCGTGATCTCGGCGATCTGGGTCGCGCCGATCTTCACGTCGCCGTCCTTCCCGGAGATACCTGCACCCGGCATGTCTCATTCCCCCTTGAGGTTATCCCGGTGCCGGGTCAAACGTTTGACCCGGCACAAAGGTCGGCTCAGATGAACTTCTTCAGGTCGCGGATCAGCTTGACCCACATCTCCCGCGTCAGCGCCTTCGACAGCTCCCGCATCAGGGCCTTGATCTGGTCGCAGTGCAGCCGCTCTCCGGTCGCGAGGCAGGCGTACAGGGTGATAGCCGCCTCCTTTGCCTGCTTGCTGAAACCCTTCTTCTCCGCCTTCCTGGCCTCCTTCTCGTTCTCGGCCAGGCTCTCCAGGAGTTTGCTCCCCTTGAGGCGGATGGACACCAGGCTCTTGCCCTCCTCATCCTCCTCCACCTCAAAGTCGTCGAGCAGGTCGTCCTCCTCCTTGACCGCGTCGTCGAACTTGTGGCCGCACCCGGCGCAGTAGCTGTCGGCCTTCTGCACGTCCTCCTTGCCGCACTCCGGGCACTCCTTCATCTCGTCCTCTTCCTTGACTTCCTCGTCGTCCTCCTTGTCCTCGTCGTCCTCCTTCTCCTCCTCCTCGTCCTCCCGGACGGCGTCGTCGAACTTGTCTTCCTCCTCCTCTTCGTCCTCCTTGTCCTCGTCGTCGCCCTCCTTCTCTTCGTCCTCCTTGTCCTCGTCCTCCTTGTCCTCCTCGTCGCCCTCCTTGTCTTCCGGCTCCTCGTCCTCCTTGTCCTCGGAAGTCTCGTCGTCCTCCTTGTCCTCGTCGTCGCCTTCCTTCTCCTCTTCCTCCTCGTCTTCCTTCTCCTCCTCGTCCTCCTTGTCTTCCTCGTCCTCCTTGCCCTCCTCGCCGTCCTGGGGCTGCTCGTCCTCGTCCGGCTCGGCCTCCTCCTCGGCGTCCGTCTCCTCCTCCAGCGACGACTCCTCGTCCTCGCGATCCTCGGCCTCGTCGTCGCGCTCCTCGCCCTCGTCCCACTTGCCCGTCTCGCCCGCGTCGTGGCCGATCAGCTCGGACACGTCCTCGATGGCGTCCTGGACGCGCTGGCGGGCCTCGTCGGACAGGTCTTCCTCCAGCAGCTTCTTCAGGTCGTCGCGGATCTGCTCCAGCTCGGGGACGCTCGGGCGCTCCTCGGCGGGGGCCTCCTCGTCCTTGTCCTCGTCCTTGGCGATATGGCTCTTGCCCTTCTTCGCCTTGCCGTCGTCCTTGGACTTCTTCAGGCCCAGCAGCTCCTCGTAGGTCTTCGACCCCTCGGTGCCGGTGCCGATGCCGCCCTGGACGTTGATGATCGTCACGCTCTGGCCCGAGCCGCCGCCCGACTTCGCGGCGTCGAAGCCGCTCTTGACCATCGGCGGCAGGGCGTCGTACATGCCCTTGGCCCAGCCCTTCACGAACGGGTGGTGCAGCTTCTCGCGGCTGTACGCCGTGATCACCGCGTCGGTGTTGCTGGGGATGCTGACCAGCGACTTCTCCATCACCTCGTACTTGCGGACCCGCCAGCCCGGCGTCGGGTGTTCCGTCTCGCCGTCCTTCAGCGGCTCAAACTCCTTCGGGGCGAACCCGTGGGAGATGCGGAGCGCGCCGAACTCCAGCAGCATCGCGGCGTCCCGGCCCAGCTCGGTGTCGGCGATGGCCGCGAACGTCTTGATCAGGTCGTCGTCGCGGTGGCTGATCTTCAGGTACTTGCCGATGGGCATCATCGGCATGTGCTGCCACAGCAGCGGCATCAGCGGGTCGATCTCCGCGCCCTTCGGCTCCAGGATGTCGCCGTCGCGGTCCTGCTTGCTGCTGGTCAGCACGCTCTCAAAGACCATGCACGCCTTGTCCAGGCCGCGCGACTCCTCCTCCTTCAGGCCGAGGGAGGCGAAGCCCTTGTCCTTCGTGGACTTCACCTCGGGCAGCTCGTCGCTGCGGAACACCAGCTTGTTCTCCGCGTCCTTCAGCGCACGCTTGTACGCCGCCAGGTCCGCCATGCTTAACGCCTCGACGTGCGGCTCGGCGGTCTTCAGGTAGTACAGGGCCAGGCTGATACCCTTCCCCGTCGCCGCCCGCTTCTTCAGCGAGGCCAGCAGCTTCTCCAGCTCGTTCATGCCGTCCCTCCGGTAACGAAAGAGGCCGGGGCGCGGCTCCCGAAGGTGAGCCATGCGCCCCGGCCTCGTGTTGACGTTCGATGGCTTCGGGGAGGGGGTCAAACGTTTGACCCGTGCGTCTGTCTTGCAGTCTATACCTCTGACCCGGCGGCTGTCAAGTCTGATTCTCGGACGCACACGCGAGGCCGACTTGCGCCAGGTCGCGGACGATGGTTTCCTCGGTGAGCTTCACCTCCTTCAGGACGCCCTTCTCCCAGCGCATCCTGACGGTGACTTCGCCCCAGCTCTCGTTCTCGATGCGGGCCTTGCCCTCGGCCTGGACCCAGGCCGCCACCAGCTCCAGCTTCTTGCGGCTGGCGGCGTCCTCGTTCAGCTCGGACAGGGCCTCTTTCGTCCGGTCCTTCGCCACGGTCACAGATCCTCGGGGCCAACGGTGACGCTCAGCACGGTGCAGCGGCAGCGGCACCGCTGGCCGGCGGTGAGGCGGGTGTCGCCGGGGAACTTCGCCGACTCGCCGTTGCTGAGCTTGAAGTCGTCGTCGGGGCCGACCTGCTGCCCGTCCGCGTGGGCGTGTTCGGGCCGGGTGCTGCCGTCCACGATGGCCGCCCACCGCTTCGCCTTGAGCAAGCCCAGCCGGTTCAGCTTCTGCCGCGTCTCCTCGTGGCCGGCGTTGAGGAACAGCGTGGACTCCGTCCGGGCGATGTTCTCGGCCCGGCTGGCGGAGCGGTTGATGCCCAGGCACTCGCGCTGGATGCGGTCTGCCGTCTCCTTGCCCGACAGCCCCTCGGTGATGCTGTCCTTCAGCACCCGGATCATGTCGGCCTTCACGCCGGACACGATGTCGCTCCAGTAGCTCGACTCCATCAGCCGCGCCGCCGCCTTGTCGATGCCGGACAGCACGTCGTTCGGCAGCCGCAGCCGCACGCTCGCCATCTCCTCGCTCTTGCGGCTCAGCAGCATCTCGTGGCTGCGGCGCGGCGTGTACAGCTCCCACTCCGTCACGGCCCCGACCAGCAGCAGCGCCTTGGCGTGCGGCTCGACCCGCTTCCGCAGGGCGTGGTCCTGCTCGTGGTGGCAGAACGCCTGGCCGATGGCCTCCTCGGTGATCTTCCCGCCGCCAGCGACCAGCGACCGCAGGGCGGCGTTCACCTGGTGGCCGACCTTGATCCAGTGGTCGCGGATCTCGCGGGCCATGCGCCGCTCGCCGCGACCGTGGTTCCGCAGCCACAGCTTGACCACGCCCTTGTCGCCGAGCTGCTTGGCCCAGCAGCGGTAGCCCGGACCCGAGGGGTCGTCGAAGCCCTTGCCGTCGTCCTCGTCGCCGCCGTCGTCGTCGGGCGGTGTATCGTCCACCTCGGGCTGGATCAGCACCTCG